CTCTGCGCTGTGTCTCAGCATCTAGTGCTGCCTGCTGGTTTGCCCTAGCCGCATCCAAACCAAGCTGCGCTGTGGTTTGTTGCGCTGCTAGGTTTTGACCTTGATTAGCAAGCGCTAAACGCGCATTGATGTCTTGAGCTGCTAGCCCAGATTGCGAGGCTAGTCTGGCAAGATCAGTGCTTGCCTGTTGTTGACGACCTGCTGAATCCTGCGCTGCTATTAAAGCAGCGCGTTGGTTAGCTTGCTGTCTTTGCAAATCAGCTTGAAGGTTCTGTTGTCCTGCTGTGAGGCCAGCCCGTTGATTGGCTAACATACGCTGGGTGTCCTGAGACTGCGCTGCTAAGCCGCTTTGAAGAGCTTGTCTACCAGACTCAATTTGTCCCTGTAAGCCAAGCTGAGCGCTTGTGGTGCCTGCCTGTAGGCCAGCTCGTTGATTGGCTAAATCAGCTTGAGCGCCAAGCTGTGCTGTCTGAAATCCAGCAGTTTGAGCGCGTCCAACGTCTGCTTCCGCTCTTCGAGCAGCAGACTCGAAACCTTGCGCTCTGAGAGTCGCCGCTGTTCTCGCAGCTTGGTCTGCAAACCCCCGATTAGTTTCAGCTTCAACGATAGCTTGACGATCACCACCAAAGGCACCAGCCCTTACTGCGTTAGCCGCATTCTGGTTCTGCGCCATCAAACGAGATCGTTCTATATCGCCTAAAGCCGAGTCAATCACCTCGGTCTGATACTGGTTCATGTAAGGAGATAAATCGGTGCCAGCTAAACTCTGAGCGCCAACAGTACGACCTTGGACTTGCTGAGCAGTAACAGGGTCTACGCCAATCTGATTGGTTTGAACCGCTGTAGCGCCTTCTACTCGCTCTGGTGCCAACATACCAAGAGGGTCAATCTGTTGAGCGTTGATAGCTTGGCTTTGTATCGGGCTTACACCGACAGCAGAAGTAGGGCCAACCTGAGATGCCGTTACGGAGCCTGCATTAACTGTAGGAACATTGGCACCAAGGTTTACATTGAAGAAGCTGGGCTGAAAACCTGCTGCTCGCTGTGCGGCAGCATTAGCTGCCGCTAGCTGTTCCTGCCCGATGCCGCTTCTGGCGGCATCGGCAGTGGCTTGCATTCCTTCCAACTGTGTAGGTGCCAGAGGCGCAACTGTTGCTCCATCGTAAGCCTGAAAAGGTACACGAGATAATCGCTGCCCTTGATCGAAAACCTGAAGCAACCGGCTTTTGATTTCTGGATCAAACTCGGTTGACGAGCTTTGTTTGTTTTTACCTGCCATCGTTAAAACCTCATTCCCATGAAGCCCATGTTGGGTACACGACCATCGTTAAGAGCTTCTAACTCTTGGATTCTCATTTGTAGGCTTCTATCAATTGGAGTAGACATCACCGCCATTTCTGGTTGCGCTGCTTGCCCACCTAACATCGCTCTTGGGTCAGCCGCTGCGATTGCCATAGCACGCTCTTCAATTTCAGACGGCTGTGCGCCCAGCACATCTCTTTGCGAAGCCAAGTCGGGTATCGGAATGTCTGGCGCTGGCTCTGCTTGCGTTAGGCTTGCGTTGAATTCATCTAGCGTGTTTCGAGCGCTTTTTCTCTTTCTCGTTGATACAGAGCTGCGATTAAGAATGTCTATCGCATCTTGGATCTCACGCGGCAAAGAACCTAAGTTGGTGGCTGGAACTCCGTTCAAGAAAGCCCTTGGGTTAACAGTAATCGGTGGTGTTGAAGCACCCATGAAAGCGGGTGGCATAGGGTTGCTCATCACGGGCATTGCATCAGGCTGTGGCTCTGGCGCATTCACTGGTACACGAGTGCTCGGCAAAGCGAACTCAGAAAAGTAGCTAGCATCAGGCTGAGCAATTTGCTGAGCATTGCCGCCGTAGAAATCAATAATGTCTTGCTCAACCGCTTCTGGGTCGAAGTTTAGTATTCCGTTAGCCATTGAGAGTCTTACCCAAAGTCGTGTGTATTTTTTTGTAACCTAAGTCGCCCAGAGCTTTTTCCCACCCCGGTCTGCCTGAGAGGGAAATCGAATCACAATCTAAGAATTTTGCGTAAGCTACTAACGACTCATCCATCGACTTCACCTCGCTTAACTTGCCGCCAGCTAAGAAGATGTGAAGCGTTCTCTTACGAGGGAACTGAGCTACCTCTGTCACCAAGAAGCTCTCTTGTGCTGGCCAAAAAAACATCTCGCCAGTCTGGACAGCGTTAACTACGTCGTCGTAGGCGTATGTTTCAGCCGCATAGCGAAGGGCCGCTTCGATCATCGGGCGGTAAGGCTCCATTGCTTCAGCAGCACTGATCTTTCTTTGCGCTGTCATATTGAAGTCGCCGAAAGGTTGCCTGAGTTATCCACGGTTACTGAGAACCGTGAGCCATCGGGTGACTTCAAAACCAGTTTTGCATCACCAATCTCTATGTCCTGAAACTTCTTCACGTTTAGGGTGTCAGCCTGTTCGAGCAGCAAATTCTTTTGCTGCTCTTGCTGCTGTGAGTACTCGCCTGTCGCATCTGGCAGCCTCATCGTCTGCCTCCCGGAACCACGTCAAGACGCATGTTGCCCACCCGCCAACTGGCGTTCTCTACCCCTGTCACACGCATGTTTACTTGACGACCTGTGAACCTGACTGATGTAGGCGTAGAAGTAAGCGTAAAAGGCCCATGAGTGCTTTCAGAGGCTGTAGGGTAGTTCTGAGTCTTAAAAGTTGCTGTGACCGCACCAGCAGGGTTCTCATCACTTATAAGCGTCTTAGCGACCATATAGCGGTCTCCATTGCCTATCTCTATAGGGCCGCTTTCAACGAATATCTCGGTGTCTGTGTCGTAAGCGTAACCAGCCTCATGCTCAAAGATAATGCCGTTGGGATCGACGTAATTTGGGTACACAAAGGTGCCTGAGTCGAACCCAGCGGTTCGACTCAGAGAGCCAATCTGCCAGTGGTTCTCACGGTAGTTGTAGCTGACATACGAGTCGTTTTCGTTGCTACCTTTGCTGGGGTAGAACCAAATGACTTCCGCAAAGTTACTGTTCAAAACACCGAACACTTTGCTGCGTTGATCTGGGTTCATGTTCTCAAAGATGAAGTCGCCTACAGCAGAACGCAGGGCACGCACTGCTCCGTTGTAAGTGAAGAATCCATTAAGACCCATCCAGATTGCGCTGTTGTCTGCTACGACACAGGCGTTGGCGCTGATAGCGCCACAGCCTGTTCCTACCTGCTGAAAAGAGTGAACAAGGGGTGGCCCGATAAAACGCATAACATGAGCGTCTATGTCGGTCAAAAGCAGGCTCTCGCCTCGTAAACGACGACCTAATACCAAGTTACCGTTAGTCGCTAACGTGAACGAGCCTGCTGAATTTGTCGCCGCTGGCGTCCATGTGTTCGTGTCTTCTTGGTCTGAAAAGGCAACTTTATTGCCAATGCCGCCACTACCTAGCGCCACTACAAATCGTTCCTCGCTAACGAAGACAGCCGTGTTGCTGGTAGGGGCGTTAGAGAGAACCGCCGCTACGCTTGCTGGGTTGTTGGCCCATTGGTAGAGCTTGCCATCGCTTGTTGAGCAAGCGATGACGAACTGCCCAAAGGTATCTAACGACCAAGTGGTTGCAGGGGTGTAGGTTCCAGTATCGGGCCGTGGGCTGTTCCATGTGCTCAGATTCCAAGTGCCACCACCGTAACCGAGGTTCTGTGTGGCATCAGCAGAGCCAGCAGTGAAGCCTACGGGGGTTATATCCGTTACTGAGGCATCTTCATTGATGAAGAACAGCTTTGTGTGTGTGCCTGCTACGGTGCGTCTAGTGCCGGTGTTGTCACGGTAAGCAATCATTGCACGACACAAACCCGTTAGGTTTGTTGTCGTTCTAGCTCTCCAACCACCAACAGGTTGGAGGCTACCTTCATTCCAACGAACAAGGTTGCCATCGTTCCAAGCATTGGACTGTTGCAGCTCTGTGCCGTTCTTCACGATGCCTGCTGCTGGCTGAATACTAAGCAGCGTCACTGTAAAACCCCGTCTCAATCATCGCGCACAGCTCTTCACAGCGCATACCAACCTGTTGCCGCCACTTGCTGTCCCTAAATTCTTCAGCGGCCAAGATGTAATCGCCATCGGCCATGTGGCCGAGGGCGTTTTGAAACTTAATCAGTCTGGTAAGACCAAGATTGAAGGCGATACTGACCATAGCATCCTGCCTGACACGATCTAATTTTTTGTACCAAGGGAACGCAGACGTAAGCTCAAGCTCACAACGCTTAATGTCGTTACGAAGCAGGTAATCCACCTCATCATCTGACAAGCCAAGACCACCATTGCTGTCAATGTTTCTACCAACACCTACAGTGGTGTACCCCTCACTGCATTGATATGCGTGACTGCGTACACCTTCTTGACGTTTCAGCATTTCAACTAAAGAGTTCACTACTTCTCTCTCGCTACCTTGTTGACCTTCTCGTAGCTACGCATAGCGCCGAGACCCAACATACCCATCATTACCGGCACCAGAAGCGTGGTATCCACTTCTGGCACCTCAACCCATATCCCCAATATGTTTACTATGATCGTGTTGTAGAGCAGACCAAATGCACATATCCAGCCTATACAGGGACGCCACCCACCAATAAATAACGACCCGGTTGCTGCTTCAGCTTTGTTGATCTCTAACTGAGCTAACATCGCTTCTTGCGTATGTTTTTCGCTCATGGTGGCTATCTCATGGGCGAGCTTTGCCTTCTGATCTTTGTCCTCTATAAATTTGTCTAGTAGGCCCGTTACCGGCCCTACCAGTGAAGCAACTATGCTCATCTGCCATTACCCCTGTTCGACCATGCCTGCGCCCCAAAGAACGCTGCCAATATGCCTGCGACACTTACGAAGTAGACGCTAGCCATATCGCCTAAAATGCTCGCTGCCTGT